TTTGAATGAACAATATTATTTTTTAAAAACCTGAGATATCGTGTATGTTTAAATACCGCACCCGGTGGTGATCACAATCATCTACCATCACACACTAATACTTATTACCGCGGTAATAAGGATTACTGTGTGAACGTTGACTTTTGTCGCAGATACAGATAATTAATATACAATCATCTCTGAATTAACAGAATTTCAAGTATTATTTAATTCTCTGATGAATCTGTCTTTGATACAAATCTTAACTTTATTAACTTCAAGCTGTAATATGGTGTTTGGTGCAACTTCTGAGTTTTTTAAATTCTGACGTTGAACCTTATCGTAGTTGAGAATTCGTAAACTGGAAACATTAGTGTACAAAGTCTCTTCATCGATACATCCACTGTAGAAATCTAGTACTATCTTGTATAACTGCTTCTGAATTACATAACTATCAATTCATAAGTGAGGTATACAAATGGTACATAGGTCCTCGATTTCGCTAGGGTCGTAAAAGGCCATACCGAATTCGACAGCTTGACGTTCACTTTCACTTTCACACTCCGAGGAGAGTAAAGAGAGGTGACCCTGGAATTCTGTAATGTGATCTTTGATGAAATCTAACATAATCTGTTTTAGGACATTCTTGTAATGTTCTACAACTGAATATGGTAAGTAACCGGAATGTCTATGCCCTCCATATGTTTGAATAATATGGATTACACTGTCAATAAGGTTATTACTTTTAATAGATTCATCCAGAAGGAAATCCTTGTTACGAATATACGATTTTGGGATAAAAGAATTTCTTCTCTTATTCCAACGCCGGGATATTGTGACAAGGCCCTCTATCACATCTTTATAAGTATTACGAGGAATTGACTGGCGATCCTTAATCTGTTCAATAAGTTCTTTCATGATCGAAAGATCTGATAATGTATTAACTCATAAACGATAAGAGACCGGAGAGAATTCTCCTCACTTGGTGAATAATCTTTTAGCAAAAGAAAAACCATGTTGTGAAACATAAGTTTTATTTTCTGAAATTTCAACACCAAGACTAGTCAAAATATCGACATACTTAAAACAGAGCATATCGTCTCAAATGACTATGTCATCGCCTAACATTTTGTAACGAGCATGAGAAAAGCTAATTGAAAGTTCTTCACAGGCTAGAAACAGAATAAAGTGGTGACATAATGTGGTAAGAGCTCATGAAGCTCTGGTTCCCATCGGATTTCCAACCCTATAACTCATATGAGTCATAGTGTCGGGATTTCAAAATGAGATACCACAAAGAATTCTTAACACATCCTCTGCAAATATTTCATCATACATAATAGATAACATTCTTTTTAAAACAAAAGATGGGAATCTATCTGTGAATGCTGATATATCCAAAGAG